TAAGATCATCAAAAACTGTGATATGTATCACAACAGCCTGAGCATCGAAGAGCATGACCCTAAGTTCAACACACTGTTCAAAAAAGAGACAGCAAGCTTGTTGACTGCTATGAAGATGGATCTTTTTAGCGAATTGGAAAATATGCCAAATTAACCCTTGACATTATCTGTGAATAGTGTATTATTATACTGTAATTAACAAAAGAGAGCGAATCATATGTGGACTGCAAAACCTAATCTGAACAACAATATCGGCATCAAAGAGTTTGAAGATGTCAAAGCCGCTGTAGCGTACCTTGAAGAGTACACTGGAATTGAGATGGCTTACGAGCGCAATCGCAAAACTAAAGAGATCACCTATGATTGGGAATTGATCGAAAAGCTTTGGAAAACGTCATAATTGATATGGAGAATATAATGATAAATGTGAGTGAAAAAATGCAGGCAATCAGTGCCGCACAAAACGCCTTTGCTACAATTGAAAGTATTCGCCCTGGTGCGATACCTCATGAGACTAAGGTCTTACTAGCTGAGTTGAAAGTCGATCTAATGGACATCCAAGATGCCCAAGAGGAGGCGTTAGCATGAAGATCAAAGGTGCAATAGGTGTTCTGAACCGTAGAGCAACAGAGTTCTACGGTAAGACTTTCGAATGGCTTATCAATGCTATGGACAATGGCTTCGATGAGAACTTAACTGTGACTGAAGCGTACAACGTGTACAAAAAGTTTCAATCTTTACCAAAATAACCCTTGACAATGCGAATCAACCTGTTACAATGTATATGTAATCAATTGAGAAGGAATTAAATTATGGCTTATGTATCACAAGAAATGAAGAAAGAACTCGCTCCTGCTATCAAAGCTGTACTTAAAAAGTACAAAATGAAAGCCAGCATTGGTGTTAATAATCATTCTACACTTTGTGTAAACATCAAGTCAGGTGCGATTGACTTCTCGGGTAACTATACTCATGGTGACAATTACATCCAAGTAAACGAATATTGGATTGATGATCACTATGCTAATAACCCGACAGCACGTGATTTTCTGAACGAACTGTTAGCGGCAATGAAAGGTCCTAAGTACTTTAATAATGATGACGCTCAAACAGACTACTTCCACCGTTCGCACTACACCGACATTAATGTTGGCAAGTGGAACAAACCATACGCATTGGCGGCTTGATATGAGCAAGATGGGTCAAATGTTTTTAGAGATGTGTGAGGATGCTCAGTTCCTAAGTGAGTTTCAATTCGTTGAGATGTATGGCGAAGAGCATCGACAGTTCTGGATAGATGAGAATACACCAAATAGAGATGTCGAGGATTGCCCTTGACATTTTCTTTTGTATGTGGTAAAATGATTCGTAAACAATGAAAGAGTATATTATGAAAATTGAAGTGATCCATACAGCATTCGAAGATGCACCCCAAACTGTTGCGATAGTTGACGCACCACCTAATATGAGTGATGAAGAGCGCCTTGAATATGCATATCGTTGGACTAACAACGTAGCAGGTTCTTGGAGCCGTCGTGACATCAAAGACAACGGTGACTACAATCCCGATGTAACTGTTGTAGCTCCTTTGAACGAAGGTGGCATGGGTCTACGCTCAACATCAATGGGTGATGAGTTAATCATGGACGGTGTGAAGTACGTAGTTTCTGCGTTTGGTTTTCGATCATTAGAAGAGAAAGCGGCATGATGAATGAACTAGTTTATGATATCGAAGTGCTTGAGAATGCACTTATTGCTTTTGAGGAGGGCGCAACCGATGAGAAGCGGGCAGCCCTATTTTCGTTGGAGCGTCTGGTTAAGCAAAAACAGGCATTGATAGATTCTTATGAAAAAGAATTTGCAGAGGATGTATGCTTAAAAAGCTAAAGAAGCTTTGGTCAGATTTTTGGCTACCAACCAATGTTGGTGGCGATCAATCAAAACATAGGTTGTATTCTGATCACTATGAAGATATGAGAATGTAAAGGTAAAAGCAGTAATGTTTACAAATGAATTTGAATGGGATGCCAGTGTCACTACAATATTAGATGAGACTGGTGAGTGGGAAGACGTTGAACTGATTATAGAAGACGATGTGGTCTTCATTAGACAGTTTGGTAAAGTTGATGATAAGCCTGCTGACTTAATTGCATTCACGCCTAAGATGTTTACTGACATGTTAGAAGCATTAAATCACACAGAAGGATTTTATATTACTAGATATAAAAAGGGGTAAAGCTATGAATTTATTCATATTAGATGATGATCCAGTTGTCGCCGCACAACTACAATGTGACAAGCACGTTGTCAAAATGATTGTAGAAAGTGCCCAGATGCTATCTACAGCCCATCGTATAATAGATGGCGAAGTAGAGAAGCGATTATCTATGTCTGGTAAGACAATGGTTAAGTACTGGGTTCATCCAGACAGTAACCAAGAGCCAGTGCTATATCGGGTTGCGCATCAGGCGCACCCATGCACTATCTGGACTATGGCATCTAGTGAAAATTACAATTGGCACTATGAACATTTTGTCGCTTTGTGTGATGAGTATAAGTACCGCTACGGTAAAGAACATATGTCAGATACAAAATTACGTGAGATTTTAGCCTCACCACCAAACAATATTCCTAATGGTTCGTTGACAAAACAACCGTTGGCTATGAAAGCTAATCCAGAATGCATGTTCGAAGACGTTGTAAAATCGTATCGTGCGTTCTATCAGACTAAACAGTTTAGATTTAAAATGAGATGGACAGACAGACCTGTCCCTAATTGGTTCACATATCAGGAGAATGCGAAATGAAGTACTTTAAAATAGAACCCACATACAAGAAGTCTCTTGTAGAATTTACAATATTTACTCGACCTATGTCAGACTTTAGAGAAGATGCTGAAAAGAATCAACACGCAAGGCTTATCAAAGAACTTGGTTGGCGTAGCGGTGATTTTTTGGTTGCAGTTCCTGAGACTGATGAAGAAGTCGCAGAGTGGCTTGAGGTGAGAGACGGAGGTAATTACGATACCTTTTATGATATGGCAGTCGATTATGGTTTGACTGAAATAAACGAAGAAGGTGAAGATGTTTTACCTGATGATCAAACTGTATCTGAATTAATAGAACAGTTGCTATTACCTGATCTTGACGATGATTATATTATGCTTACTGAAGATTATAACGAGGCTGAAATGCAATCTTGTTGGGATGGCTGTTGGGAAGATTGGTCTGTTTACTCAAATGGTGAAAGGCTTGAAGGTGAAGACATCGAAGCGATGATTGAAGAAGTCGAAGAAGCATATGGTGAAGAGTATGAAGAAGGCGTTGAAGAGTTAGGTTGGTCTTTCCAAGATTGCGAATTCGAACTGCACTGTAAACCAATGATCACACAGGTTAATGAAGACGGTGAGCCTATCGGAGAACCCAGAGTAAGTGAAGATGAATGATGGATTCGAGTGGTTAGACGATTGGTTGAATTCTCTGTCTAAGTTTACTATAAAGCTTCTGATACTTCTAGGCGTATCACTTTGGGTAGCAGTTGCTTGTGTGGTTGTTTACAATCTATTCGCCGATCATTCAACAATCGAATACACTTTTCATGGACACCCGATAGATGTAAGTGAGTTAGAGGAAGATGCTAATTGATTCGCTAAAGCGAATAGGTAGAAATAGTGAGAGTGATGAGTGTTACACACCAAGTAGCCAAGTCTCTCCTCTATTAGAATACCTCGATAAAGAAAATACTTACTATGAGGCTACTTCTGATAAATCTTCAAATATATTGAATGGGTTTACTGAAGCTGGCTATAGTATGGTTGGGTCTGATAGTAAGGATTTCTTTGAGTGTACGAGTGCTGACGTTTATGATGGGATTGTAACTAATCCACCTTATAGCATTAAAGATAAGTTCATAGAACATTGCTATAAGCTTGATAAACCATTTGCACTGCTATTGCCCGTTGCATCGTTTCAAGGCGGTAAGAGGGGCAACATGTTCATAGAGCGTGGTATGTCAGCACTCGTATACAATAATCGAATCGATTTCACTGGAAAAGGCAACCCACACTTCGGTGTAGCATGGTTTATTCATGGGTTTCTGCCTCCAAACACGATTTATTGGGTAAATAATCCAAAATAATTGCAAAAAAGACCAAAAAAACCTTGATTAGCCCTTGACAACCCACCCCGATTCGAGTATTATATACTAGTAATTGAGAGAGGTTACTTATGCTAAATCAGAAATCAGTCCTTGCCCGTCTTCTCGCTAATGAGAATATCACAGTTCAGCAAGGTAATTATGAAACAGCATTCTTTGATGTCGAAAGCCGTGTCCTCGGCTTACCACTCTGGAAAGAGATGAACAAAGACGTTTTTGATATGCTTGTGGGTCACGAAGTTGCTCACGCCCTATTCACTCCCGCAGATTTTACCAAATACTTGTCAGAAGGCATTCCGCATTCTCACTTGAACATTGTTGAAGATGTTCGTATTGAGAAGAAAGTTCTTCGCAAGTACCCAGGTCTTGTAGGCAATTTCAAGCGTGGCTATTTGTCACTTATGAATGACCTCGACCTGTTCGGTGTAAAAGATAAACTTGACCAACTTCACACTTTGCCGTTCATGGATCGTTTGAACCTTCACGCCAAAGCACGTGATTTACTTGATATCCCATTCGCAGATGATGAACTACCTTTTGTAGCGCAAGCAAAAGCTTGTGAGGAATATGAAGATGTAGTTCAGTGTTGCCGTGACATTCAAGTTTGGTTAAACGAAAAAGCTGAAGAGCAAAAAGAAGAAGAAGGCGAAGGGTCTGAAGATAATAATTCTACTCAGTCTGAAGAAGGCAAGTCAATGACTATCGCTGTTCTGACTGATGATATGCCTGAGACTGAAAGTGAAGAAGGCGAACTTCAGACTGTCGATCAAGTTATAGACCTTCGTGAAGAAACTTCTGAAGACCTGCCGCAAGAAAGTGTAGAAGATGAAGAGAATTCAACGCAAGAAAGTGTAGAAGGCGATACTGGAGAAGAGGCTGAAACTGAAGAAGAAACTTCTGAAGAGTCAGCACCTCAGCCTGAAGCTGGTTCTAGCACTGATGAAGCAATGACCGATGTCAACTTCAACTCTAAGCAGTCTGAGCTACTTGATACTAGTGACACTGTTTATGTAAAAGGTTTGACTAAAGAGCAGTCAGATGCCTCTACAGTGCCTTACAATCTCATTGCGCAAGGTCGCCGTGATGTTGTAGAGCGTGTTCTTAAAGAAATGAAAGATCGTGGTCTAGATGACAGCTCCTACCATTTTAAAGAGCAAGATTACGCTAACTTCCTTCGTGAGACTAAGCAAGTTGTAAACTTGATGGTCAAAGAGTTTGAGATGCGTAAAGCGGCTTATCGTTCTGCCCGTGCCCGTACTTCTACTAAAGGTACACTTGACGTTAATAAGCTTCACCGCTTCAAGTACGATGATCACCTGTTTAAGCAAGTTCAACAATTAGCCGATGCTCAATCGCATGGCATGATGATGTTGATTGATTACTCTGGGTCGATGCATCGTGCATTGCCTGCTGTTATCCGTCAGCTACTTGCCTTGTTAATGTTTTGCAAGCGAGTTGGTATTCCTTTCGAAGTTTATGCCTTCACCTCAACTGGTGGCGGCGATGGTTGGAAAGCTATTGAAGAAGCCAAGTTAGCAGTGAAGCCAACTATGACAAACTTTGATAGCCATGAACTTGGTCTGATTGAACTGTTTAGTTCTACTATGCCAAAGCGTGATTATGAAGAAGCTTTCAAAATGATGTTCTGGCAAGCAAATGGTCCTTACGGTATGGCTCGTTCTGAGTATGAGGCTCTGGGTAACACACCTTTGAACGCCGCTCTGATGGCAATGCAATACAAGATTAAAGCATTCCGTCAAAAGCATTCATTCCAGAAGATGAACTTTGTTTCTCTGACTGATGGTGATAGCAATTGGTTCCACGTTAACCGTGGTGATGATTATACCGCTAGACGCTCATACACTCGTTCTTATAGTGTTGAGATCAACGGCAAGATCGTTAAGATGAATGGTCGTAATGAGACCGCTACTCTTGTGAAAGAGATTGGTAATATGGGCTGTAAAACACTCAACTACTTTGTTTGTGAAAGTGGTCGTGAGGTAAACGGTGCAGTTCGCCAAGCAGTGACTACAAACGGTTGGAACGATAACTACAAAAAAGAGACTAGCGCCGCAAAGCGTGATCTCCGTCAGAAAGGTTGTGCTATCTTTGATAACAACTTGGGCTATGATCGCCGCTTCATTCTGCGTTCAGATGACGCAAATATGCAAGGTGAGATCGATGAATTAACAGTATCAAGTGATATGACTGCAAAGAAAATCGCAAAAGCGTTTGGGCAGTCTAATGGGTCAAAGAAAAAAAGTCGGGTAATTACCCAAAAATTTGCAGAAATAGTTGCATAAACCCTTGACAATCCCTTGTGATTCGTTTAGAATGTACAAGTAAGTTCAAAAAAGAGAGAGATATATATTATGAATACAATGAATCAAACAGAACTTTTCACCGCTTTCGCTAATGCCAACCCTGGTGTAGAAAGCTTTAATCGCCAAGACATGTATGCTTTTGCTGAGACAGTCGGTGCCAAGCGTGGTACTGCGACAGGTCTCATGAAGAAGTGTGAGAAGGGTGGCTACGGCGTCTATAAGATGTCTCTAGGCACTGCAAAAATTATTCCCATGTCACAGCCTAACCCTATTGCTAACGTAGTACAGCAAGCAACTAAGCAGGTCCAATCAACAGTGAATAGCGAAGTTTTCATTCCGCAGAAAGAAGCCGAGTTTGTCAAGTGGGGTTACTTCTCTGACGTTAAGAAGATCATCGAATCACGTATGTTCTTCCCGATGTTTGTAGCTGGCTTGTCTGGTAACGGTAAGACTATGATGGTCGAGCAAGCTTGCGCTAACGCCAAGCGTGAATACGTCCGTGTACAGATTACACCTGAGACTGATGAAGATGATTTGATCGGTGGCTTTCGTTTGTTAGACGGTGAGACTGTCTTTGCAAAAGGTCCAGTGATCAAAGCAATGGAAGCTGGTGCGATCCTTCTGATCGATGAGATTGATCGTGGGTCAAACAAGTTGATGGCTCTTCAAGGTGTACTTGAGGGCAAGCCTGTCATGATCAAGAAAACTGGCGAGATGGTTTATCCCGCTTCAGGTTTCAACGTGATTGCTACTGCAAACACCAAGGGTCAAGGTGATGAACAGGGTCGCTTCATTGCGGCTACAATTATTGATGAGGCATTCCTTGAGCGTTTCAATGTTACACTTGAACAGCCTTATCCCAAAGCGGCAGTTGAACAAAAGATTGTTAACAACCACATGACCAAGTTCGGTGTCTCTGATAATGAGTTTGCTGAGAACCTTGTCAAGTGGGGTCAAGCGATCCGTTCTACTTTCGAAGATGGTGGTGTTGATGATATCATCTCTACTCGCCGTCTCTGCCACATTGTTCAAACATTCTCTATCTTTAACGATAAGAAGAAGTCAATCGAACTATGTGTGAACCGCTTTGATGCTGATACACGTGCCGCCTTTGTTGATCTTTACGAGAAGATTGATGCGGGTATGGATGAAGCCAACACTGCCGTTGAGGGTGAGTACTCATACGATGTAGATGCTTCAGACTCCACGTTTTAAAGGATAAATAGTAGAGGGGCGATAAGCCCCTCCAAAATAAAGGAGTTAATTTTTGTTACGCTACTCACACCTTGCTGTAATTTTGGTTGCAGTTTTCTTGCCAGAGCAAGAGTGGGCTTTACCAGTGTTAGCAGGGTTTCATATTGTACTAACGCTTTTCTTTTTCTACTTGATATTCGGTCTACTGTGTGGACTATCTAAATCAAATGTGAATGAGGATATAGATGTTCATGATATGATAATCTTGCGTATGGTAACGCTTATATCACTGCTAGTATTATTTGTATCGGGAGAAATGGTATATATTATAATTGCGGCGGCATCAGCCCCTTGGCTTATAACTAACATCATAACAGATATATTCGCTGTACTAGTTAAATGGGAAATTTTAGAAGTAACTGATAAGGAGTGAATGAATGCAACATAGTGTTGAACAACTGATTGAGCGTCTAACAGCAATGAGAGACAAAGCGATACAAATACATCGCCTTCGAAATCAGTATAGTAAACTAGCTAATGAAACATACGATAGGACAAAGTGTCAGGCGCTATTAGATGATATACAGTCAATGGCACTCAGTATCGCTAACGATAAACAAGGTACCGAGATCATCACAGAGATGGAGTCTTGGAAAACCTAAGAATAGGTTTATGGTCTTTTCCCTTAATAAAGGCCCTCTCTCAACTTTAGGCGCTCTTCGGAGCGTCTTTTTTTTGGTTTAGCCCTTGACAGGTGTGTGGTAAATCAGTATAATAATATTATAACAATAGAAACGAATCAATTGAGGTATACAATGAAACTATCTAATGTTCTGAGTGGTACACTAACTGCTGTTATGATCTACTCTATTGCACATGTTGCTTATGCTAAGGTACAAGAGATTGAGACTGAAAACAATCTACTAGAATATGCTGAACAACATCATTGCCTTGCTATGAACATATATCATGAGGCACGTAGTGACAGTAAGCTAGGACAACGTGCTGTAGGTAATGTAACTCTTAATAGAGTAATGCATAAAAACTATCCATCTACTGTGTGTGATGTAGTCTATCAAGCACACCTAGATAGTAATGGTAATCCCATTCGTAATAAATGCCAGTTCTCTTGGTACTGCGATGGTAAGAGTGATAAGCCACGTGACGCAAAGAAGTGGATTGAAGTACAAAAGCTAACCCATGAAGTAATGGCGAACTACGGTATTATTGAAGACTTTACAGACGGTGCAATCATGTACCATGCTTCTTATGTTAATCCTTATTGGAAGAGAAGTTACTCACGGACTGTCAGAATTGACACTCACATTTTTTATAAATAAGACTATTATATACTAATTCATAAGGAAGCTTAAAAGTGTTATCGCTCGGAAATTATCTTAAAGAAGAAAAACAAATCGAAGAAGGCGTTAATGATCCTGCTATCTTTAAAGCAGTGTTCTTAGCTGGTGGACCTGGTTCAGGCAAATCATTCATCGTAGGTAAGACTGGACTTCCAGCACTTGGATTTAAAGTTGTGAACTCAGACGATGCATTCGAATCAGCTATGAAGAAAGCTGGTATGGAAATGGACCCTGATAACATCTTCTCTGTTCAAGGTCAAGAGTTACGAGGCAAAGCCAAGAAGCTAACAGCGGCTAAGCAAGCGATGTACATAAAAGGTCGTTTAGGTCTATGTATCGATGGTACAGGTAAAGACACAGCAAAGCTAACGAAGCAAGCAAAAGAACTCAAAAAGCTAGGTTACGATGTCGCAATGATTTTCGTTAACACTGACTTAGCTACAGCACAAGCACGTAACCAAGCGAGAGCAAGAACACTGCCCGCTGATGAAGTAGAAAAGTACTGGACTACAGTTCAAAAGAATATTGGTTCTTTTCAGACTATGTTCGGAAAGCAAAAGTTTACTGTTGTAGATAACTCTGAAGGCAAAGACTATCAAAAAGAAACTACCCGTGCCTATAGAGAGATCACTAAGTTTGTGAATGCAGAACCAGATAATGCTATAGCCAAGAAATGGATTAAATCTGAGAAGGCTAAAAAGACTAGATAAACTAACTGGTCGTAGCAAGTGAACTTTATAGGATGAATATGATGAAGAAATTTAATACAAATAAACCCTCTGCATTGCTCATTGGAAAATGGCAACCTTGGCATGAGGGTCACATAAGTATATTCAAAAAATCAATCGAAGAGTATGGTCAAGTTACCATTCTATGTCAGGCGTTAGATAAAGACGCTGATGACGTTATCTATAACTTCGAAGAAACCGCACATCTAATTAGAGCATCTTTAGAGCATGAAGGCTTTACACTGGGCGGTGATTACATTGTTATGCAAGTCCCTCGTATTTCAAATGTGATAAGCGGATCAAACGCAGATTTTGATTTAATAAAATATGAAGACGTTGATAGCGTCTCCAGTAGCCAACTGAGGAAAGAAATAAGAGAACATGAACTTGAAAGAACTAACGTGGGAGAACCACAAGAAGGCTGAACGAAGAGAATTCGCTTCAATCTTAATGAGTGGGAAGATAGAGCCAGAACTCTATTATAGATATCTCACTAATCAATTCTATATGTACAACATATTAGAAGCAGGTCTACGCACGTGCGGGCTTCCTACAAGCTATTGGGGCGTGTTTCGTGCTAGTCGTATACGATTAGATATGCAAGAACTAGAAGAGCAACATGGGTTTGTTTTTGATCCAGCTACGATAAGTAGAACAACAGCAGAGTATGCAACTCACATAGAGAACTTACAGAAAGCCGAAGACCTCGATGCTTTAACAGCACATATGTATGTACGCCACTTTGGTGATATGTATGGTGGGGCGATGATCTCAAAGAAAGTACCAGGCGCAGGTTTGATGTACGAATTTGAAGACAAAGAAAATCTGAAAGCATCTTTACGTGAATTGCTAATTGACGATATGGCACCCGAAGCCAATATCTGTTTTGAATACGCTATTAGACTTTTTGAGGAGTTAGTATGAGCGAGGTAAAACTAGGGGCTGACGGAATGTTAGTCGTTGAAGAAGAGGCATCGATCTGGGATAGACTTATTGATATTAAAGATATGTTTATTCAGAAGTTCGATGAAGCTGGCTGGGAAGATGACGAACCGGGAATGGAAGAGTTTAATCAACCAGAGAATGGGTGGGTCAATCGTGTATGGCAATCACCATACTTTCGTAGAGCGCACGTTGATGTAGTAGATGTAAGAGACACTAAAGGTCTGTGGATGATGCACGTATGCGTATTCCCTACGTTTACAAGCGATGCGCCTATCTTTGGGTATGACGTAATCGCAGGTAAGAATAAGATTACTGGTGCATTCCATGACTTCTCACCAAGCGTTAATGCTGAACACGATCTGATCAAGTACTTTGCTAAAGAAGCAGAGCAACTAAACTGGAAGCGTGAACGTGAGATGCCGCCTTGGGGTAAAGCAATATTCAGTGATGATATTATTGCCGCTGGTAATGTAAGAGACACGTTTGAGATCGATCAACTGTCGGGCATCGTAGAAACAAACTTAGATCATTTTCTATTTGAGCTTCCTCGTTACATTGGAAATTCACAAGAGAACTTAGTGATTAAAGCACACAATCGTTATGCACATTTTCAGAAACAGAACCCACATACTCCACGTGTAATGAAGTCTTTGGGTTTGAGTGAAGAAGATGTAGATAACTTTGTAGAGCATTGTTTATTCCCAGAGATACCAGAACTAAATGAGTAAGCAATGGCACGGTGGTAAAGGCGATAAGCCTAGAAGCGTAGATCAGAAATCATACGCAGACGGTTGGGATGCTATCTTCGGTAAAAAAGTGTTGCAAGAAAAGCACGAAGATAAACCCAAGAAAAAATCACTTGACAAAAAGTAGCAAATATGTTATAAATAGACTTGTAATTGTTGATACAAATCAACGCATGGACTGGACTCGGGTGCGAATCCCGACAGCTCCACCAAGTATACATTTACTGAGTGTATAGTTGATGGGGCTGAATTAGGAATCGACAGACTTGTAGAGATAAGAGTAGATTACCGTGGTGACTTACGTTAGACAGTCAAAATCAATAAGTGCAAATGATAATATAGCACCTTCTGGATTCGCCCTAGCGGCATAATCACAGGGAGTTGGCGACTTACTTAGCAACAGAAAAGTCGCACTTTAAGTTTCAATTATAGGAAAGGATTTTTAAATGAAACAGATACTACTTGCAACAGTAGCAACATTCGCACTAGCGGGAACAGCAATGTCCGCTGACTTGGATGTAGAGTTGGGTCTAGACCTTACACAGAATGCCAGCGATAAAATGGTGGCAGACACAACAATCGATATTAGCATGTCAGCACCAGCTGGTATTGCAAGTCTCGGTCTAGTCGCAGATGGCGATGCTGTAAAAGTAGACAGCTATTCTCTAGGTACTGTAGTAGCTGGCGTTGCTGTTTCTTATGGAGATCAAGGTGATCTATTGGGTGACTTCGGTGGTAAAACTGATAGCGTAGGTGGAACAACACTTGCTAACCCAAATGATGATGGCGAAAGCATTAAAGTGTCAGTAGCAGGCGTAGGTCTACTAGTAGGTCTTACAGACGTAACTTCAGACATCACAGATGTAGAGAATGTACAAGCAACATACTCACTAGCAACCAGTGGCGTTGAAATCGGTACAGGTATCGACTACAACATGGATAGCGAAGAGATGACTATCTTGTCACATGCAGGTTATGCATTGAATCAATTTGGATTCGGTGTAACAGGTACATACGAAGTAGAAGCCGAAACATATGGCTTTGAAGCTGATGTAACTGCTATGGGCTTGACAGCATTCGTCAACGGTGATGATAGCGACATGATGCAAAATATTGGTGGTGGTTATACAACTACAATCAATGGCATGGGTCTATACGCAGAAGGATCGTACAACCTTGATAGTGAAGAGTTCACACCAGCAGTTGGTGCATCCTTCAACTTCTAAGAAGTATAGTAAAGTAAAGAGTAAAACAAGGGGCGAGGAAACTTGCCCCTTTATTTGTAATTAATACATAATGATGTGAGCGCAGGGGTAAAGCCTGCAAACAAGGAGAAATGAAATGGAACTACTAACTATCTGGAGCCTCATCGGGTTCCTTCTAGCCGCTTATGCGGTGATCGCCAACGACTCAGTACAAACTCTCGGTACATGGATGGCGTCAAACAATGAGAGATTCAATTACAAAACTTTATGGCTAGCCGCAAGTGCTGTACTACTAGCAACGCTATGGTATGGATGGCATGTGAACGGTGGCGATATTAGTTACGGAAGATTAAACAAAATCCCGTGGCAAGATGTTCAATGGTATCACGCCGCCGCACCAGGAATACTTGTAGTACTTACACGCTTTGGTGTGCCAGTGTCAACATCCTTTTTAGTGTTGAGTGCTTTTGCAAGTACGTTTGTGCTAGAAAAGATGTTGATGAAGAGCATCATGGGTTATGGTATTGCCGCTCTGTTCGCATATGGTGTTTGGTACTTTGTATCACGTACACTTGATGAGACTAAGCCAGTTAAAGATGAACATAAAAACTATTGGCGCATAGCACAATGGGTAGCAACAGGTGGCTTGTGGTGGACTTGGTTGTCACACGATATGGCAAACATTGCTGTGTTCTTACCGAGACAAGTGCCTGTCGATTTAATGATCTTAGTATCAGTTGTATTCGTAACTGGTCTATTCTTTATGTTTAGAGAACGTGGAGGAAAGATACAACAGATCGTACTAGAGAAGCATAACACCCGCTACGTGCGCAGTGCAACGCTCATAGACTTGTTCTACTGGGTTTGCTTATACTTCTTTAAAGAACTCAATGACGTTCCTATGTCAACTACATGGGTCTTTGTGGGTATGCTTGCAGGGCGTGAACTTGCTATCGCAACGTTTACAGGTAAGATGAAAACTAAGTCTGTCTTTCCTCTAGTAGCAAGAGACTTTCAAAAGATGATGATTGGGCTAGGTGCATCTGTTGCACTAGTGATAGCAATACATTATATAATCGTCCCAAACGGACTATAATTTGCTTGACAACTGCGCTCACATCTGATATAATAATAGCATATCAACAGCAAACAACGGAGAATTTCAATGACAGTAATCTCAACTTATTTTAAAGAGGATGCAGGCTTTCGGGCACGTGCTGAAGTCGTTAAAGAGGGGAGTGATTATAAGATGAAGTTGTATGACCCAGAGGGTAACTTTGTTAGCGAGAAATCATTTCCAGGTAAGTCAATTCACTACGTAGAGAGTGCGGCTGAAAACTGGACAATGGGCTTTCAAGTTCTATGAGTATAATCTCTGGTGTACGTGGTAACACATATGGCCTTGACATTCGAGACGGTATGGTGTATATTGGTGATATTGCAATGACAAACAATTCGCAAGAAACGCAGTTGTTTTTATATGCATATCGAATAGGCAGGGATCACAAAAAAATGGAGATAAGGGAAGCACTAGACATATGAAAGAATTAAATTCAGAACGAATTATGCGAGAAATACAAGAGTATATCAAAGCAGGTATACCTTACATTGATGCGGTTATTGAGTATGCAGAGAAGAACGAAGTTGAGATTGAAGTGGTTGGTGAAATTATTCGCAGGTCGCCTGTTCTGAAAGCAAAGATACATGATGAAGCCGAGGAGTTGAACATGATAGAACGACAAGCGAAGTTGCCAATTTAATGTCAATGTATAGCACCACAGATGCGTTTGACATCTATGTTTACTATCTTGCACTGAAGAGACACTTCACTTCGAACTATGACTTTTTCAAGTACAATGGCAAAGTCAAAGCTAACGCAATGTCTTTCGAAAACAGAAAAGACAAATTCTTCTTCTACAAACTATCGAAGAAGAAGGAAGCAAAAGATATTATTCTAGCTAACATGCTTGCAAACCCTAATGCGTGGGCAGGTGAGTTACTAGATGATAAAGCCGAATCCATTTATAAAGAATGGATAAAGCGAAAACAGTCCTTGACATATCAGTTTAAATCTGATATAATTAACCTCGATGATGACTTCAATGACAACTTTGTTGTTCACGATGGTCAGCATCCAAGACTGTTAAAATTGTATATGATGAATGATATTAGCCTTGAAACGCTTGTCATGATCTGTGATATAACAAACTGTATAGGTCATTGGGAGAAGAATATTTCTGATACCATTGTATTTCCTGATATAAATAAACTTGTCAGGAAATACAGACCTTTCTTAGATTATGATAAACCAAAAATGAGGAAAATATTACTTGACAAATACAACGAAACATGATACTATACATCGTATAAATCGTAAATAAACCGTCATACATAGGAGAATACATATGACTACATCATTCGCCGCCCTTAAACAGGCTCGTTCATCAAGCTTTGATAAGCTAAATTCACAGCTTCAAAAGCTAGACAACAACACCTCAAATAATAGAAACGATGACTACTGGAAGTTAGAAGTCGATAAAGCAGGCAATGGCTATGCTATTATCCGTTTCTTGCCAGCACCACAAGAAGAAGATTTGCCATTCGTTCGAGTATTCGATCATGGCTTTCAAGGTCCAGGTGGCTGGTATATCGAAAACTCTTTGACTACTATTGGTCAAGATGATCCAGTGTCAGAGTATAACTCTCAATTGTGGAATTCTGGTGTAGACGCAAACAAAGAGATTGCACGTAAGCAGAAGCGTAGGCTTTCTTATCACGCAAACATCTTTGTCGTTAAAGACCCTACCAATCCTCAGAACGAAGGTCAAGTCTTCAAGTACAAGTTTGGTAAGAAAATCTTTGACAAGTTGAATGCCGCAATGAACCCAGAGTTCGAAGATGAATCACCAATCAACCCATTTGATTTCTGGGAAGGTGCTAACTTCAAACTCAAGTGTCGTAATGGCGATGGTGGGTATCGCACTTATGAACCATCTTCTTTCGAAGAGACTAGTACTCTTTCTGGAGATGATGAAGCATTAGAGAAAGTATGGCAGAGCCAGCACTCTCTTAAAGAAATCGTTGAGCCTAAAAACTTCAAGTCTTACTCTGAACTTAAAGCCAAGCTTTACAAAGTTCTAGCACTTGATGGCAGTCAACACGCACCCACAACGACTGCCGAGGATGACGATGCGGCGATGGACTTCACTCCGAAGTTCAAAGAGCGTACAGCTCCTACACAGAGTGAAGCTCCATCGCCAACTTATGATGAAGCATTGCCGTCAACGGGTAGTACCGATGACGATGATGACCTAGATTTTTTCAAAAGTCTAGCTGACGATTAAACGTTCTCATCTAAGCGTAAAGGGGAGTCTTCGGGCTCCCCTTTTTTTATACCACAAACTTTTACAAGGAGTAAAATGAATATAGTATTTTTTGCTATTGTTATTGCAGGCGCTATCAGTGCTTTTGAAAATCAAAAGAAGCTTAATGCGTTATGTGCAGAGGAAGTCAAAGAAGGTGTTTCTGAGACTGTTAAAGAATGTAAACAATATTACTTTGATACAAGGATCAAAAAGGGGTGGTAGACACCCCTCTCTTAGATCAATAAGCGAATGCTCTTGGATCTGATGGGTCTAATGCTTGTGACGTTCCTGTCTGACTATAGTAGTTGTTTGTAGTAGCGTTACTTGTATTACCGCCATTATTATTCACTGTAGCGTTGTTCTGCTGTAATGAAGTGGCTTCTTTATCTAACTCAGCAAGTTTAGCAACACGTTCATCTTCTACCTTTTGAAGTCTCGCTTGTATATCACTGCCTCTGTTATCTACTGTCGCTCTTGCTTCAGCAACATCATCGGCACCTACAATCAATCTACCACCTGGCAAACTACGAATAGTTTCTAATGCCATGAGTTTAATTCTATCTGGAATACTTGCAAACCATTCACCAAACATTAAGAAGCCTGACTTAAGTTTAGCTTTTAGATTGGTGTACATGATCTTAGCTTCCATAGTAACTCTATCTGGAATGCCTGTTATCCACTCTGATAGTTCACCAAACTTAGTTTTTATTGTTTCACCTACACCTGAAAGTGCGTCTTTAGCCCATGTGATACCAGCAGTAAATTGTTCTATAATATAATCGTTTAATTTAAACGGCTCTGCACCTTCTTCATTCCAACCAAACAATCCACGA